TACCGAGTATTACAACGGGAAAACCCAGAAGCTACCGGACGGGTCGGATGCAGCCTTGACCGATGCTCCTTATACCCTGCGGGTGGAAGGAGATGGTGGGACCTATGCGGATGTGGTGTTGGGGCTGGCAGCCATGGTAAATGCCTGGGTGGGATATGACAACACCGGAGCGTTGCGGCTGGACGCCAGCCAAGATGATATCCTGGACACGGATAAGCCCATTTTGTGGCAGTTCTCCATGAATGAAGCCCAGATTTTAGGCCAGAGCTACACGATGAAGAACACTGAGGTTTACAACGATTACATTGTGCTGGGGGAACTGCTGGATGACAACAGTCAGCCCGCCGGGCGGGCCACCAACTACGATCCTATGAGTGATACCAATGTATATGCTATTGGGAAAAAGACCTATCGGGAGAGCCAGGCAGGGTATGGGACGGACCAGATGTGCCAGGACTTGGCGGTGTGGAAGCTGAAGCGAGCGACAGTGCTGCAAAAGGCAGTGACGATTTCTTGCAGTCAGATGTACCACTTGGACGTGAATA